AGGTCAGGGAAAGTCTCAAAGACTGCTGACCTGTAGTTTTTCCAGAGATCATTACTCCTCTGCAAGTTGTCTGAAGTAGGAGAGTGCATCATCATCTTCAACTATTGATTCTTCTTTCACTGGTATGTTCGCACTTACTTTAGCACGAAAGGAAGAAGGTTCTGGGGCCTTGACTGGCTCATACTCCTCAGTATCTACTGTTGATACAGCAGCACGTTTGGCAGTACCTAATACAAAACTCAACCTTCTTTCTAGATCTTCAAAAGATTTGAACTGATCCTTAGCAAGGAATGCTTCTAGCGAGTGCTCCTTCTTCCACGTTGCTTCCAATTCAGAATCATCTGAACTAAGAGCACTAATAGAATCAAACTCACTGCTATCATAATTCCAGAACCCTGCTACTTTCTTGATCTTCAACTTGAAGTTAGCACCTTCCCAAAAATCAAACACATTTACTGGTGTCTCATCTTGGAACTCAGGTTGCATTGCTGCAAGAATCTTATCATGGATCTTCTTACCATACTTATACAGAAATGTTTTACCCTCGTTATCAGGATTCTTAGGATCCTTTACAACAAGAATGTTACTGTAGTAGGACAACTTACGCTTCTGTCTACGTGCAGTGTCCTTGTCTGCTTCTTCACCACTGTTCCAGAGACGGCGATTAACCTCACCTACTGGATCTTTTTCACCAAGAGTTGTTAAACTGTTCTCAATGTACCATCCTCCTGGCCCTTGAAAAGCATGTGAATATACTTTTGCCCAGGGAACTGTCTCCCCATCAGGTGCAGGAAGGAAACGGATAACAGCATACCCATTACCTGATGCATCTACCTCTGGCTTCCAGAATCTCTCATCAACATTCTTACCACTAACAGACTTCTCCAATTCTTTTTGTAGAAACTGTAGATTCTGACCAGACTTTTTCTTTAAACTAGCAAACGACATTTAGATTACCTTAGATTTTATTGGATTTGGTTTGGGTGGGAGGTTGGGTTCATGTTTACCAACAAGTAAGGGGCATTGCTACATTGAGTAGATTTTTACCTTACTATCTGAGACCCGACTGGTAGGTCGATTCTTCCTTGGGGGAAGCAGCACCACCTGTGTCTCATCACCTTAACTAGCCTTATGCCAGCAAGTTTATTCAGTCACTCCCGTATCGGTTAATTACGCCGATATACTATTTATAGCACAGAAAAAGGGGGTTTGTCAACCCCCTGAATTATTAATTATTCCTGAAGAGTGCTCCCTGTTCTCCACCTTGTCAGATGATACTCATCTTTAGACTGAACTGTATGTGTGTGATGCTTCAGCAAAATTCTCTTTGCTATGGTCATCTCACTCGTGTAAAAAATAACTGGTTCAGTTAGTCCTGGATCACCACTCATTTGTTTGTACTCAGAATTGGTTGCTTGTGTTCCACAACACACTCAGTATTCTGCTCTTCCAAGGCACTCAGTACCTTCTCCATGTCAAGTTGTGATAATTCTCCGTCTTCCGACCACTTTAAAGTTTGTAGCATTGTTCTGTGTTGGGTTCCACATAATATATAACATGGAATTCACACAAAACACCGTTTCCTTTATACTATCTTTCGGTTTGGTTTACTTTCCGTTATCTTGCTCCAACTTTGCCTTCAGATCTTCTCTAAACTTGGCCACCTTTCTCAATAGTTCATCAAACATTGATTGCATTGGTGTGTCAGGTGTAGCACCTAGCATTACTATGCCCTGTTTCATAGTTTCCTTGACTGACTGTGCTTCAGGGTCATCACTCAATTCTATACGAGCATAGAATACTTTCTGTTTCTCAATGAGTCTTTCCAATGCATCAAAATATTCAAACTTTCTTTCTGGATCAAGTAGCATAAAATTCATAGCAGATCTGAAGCAGAACTGCTGGAGTTCTACCATCTCTTGAATGTCACCACGGACTAATTCGGATTGGAAAAAATTAGATCTCATACTAGCATTAATTTGGCACGACTTGTTTTCTTCATAAAGTTGAGTTGTTGAGCCTCGTGACGCAACTTCTCTTTAAGTGGTTTACTAATCAATTTAGTAACACTATCTAGTTCTATCTCATTTTCTTCACAGTAATGGATAACCGAATCAATATAATTCATATCAAGATTGTGTAGTGCAATCTTTTCCACTTCCTGCGAAAATTTCGCAGCAGTCATAAATTTATCCTCAAGTAATTGTTTTTTGTCCATAACGTTCTTGGTATTCGTGGATGTAACCCATTAATGTGATGAAGTATTCTTTCTTAGGTGGAAGTACTTTCACCTGAGTTTCCCCATTCTCACAAGCAACGATGGTCACTATTTTTTTAACGCTAACATCGTATAACTCTTGGAGCATACATGCATAAGCAGTTTCTTGCACGAAGTAATCAGTTAGATATTCTTCTCGCTTTGGTGTTGCTGATGTCTTGAAGTCGATAATAGATAATTCCCCATCGAACTCTGCAATACAATCAACTCGTCCCGCTAACTCTAAGTGTTTGGAGTATAGAGCGGCCTCCTGCAAGTAAATATTATTTATCCTGTTCAGAGTATCCACTGATTGATAGAACATAACAGTAGGAAGCGGAGAATCTTTATACTTTTCTATCTCTAACTTATTGTTAAAGTAGTCCTCAACTATAGAGTGATAGGTTGTACCTCTCTTAGTTGATCTTGCGGATACTCGATTCGCTTCCTCCATACCAACACGTTCCCTCCACCTAGCAATACCTGCCATCTTCTTAGCATTGTTGCTAATGACAGTAGTAACTGATGGAAACTTGTCACCATCTGGTGTAACGTATACACGTTTGTGGTTGACTATAGTTGCTGACATTTCAATGGGGATCACTCCCTCTACATGATTAAATTTCATAGGCCAGCATTGATTTTACTAATAAGATATGATTTAACTAGACCAGATCGAACGATGTCTTCTATGCCAAATTCAACAAGAGAAAACTCATCCATAGAACCAATGATCTTCTGGAAATCTAAGATACCAGTACGCTCATTAGTCTTAACTAGATCAGTCTGTGCTTGGTCACCACAGAAAACGATCCTACTATCTTGTCCAACTCTTGTTATTATACTATCTAACTCGTGAAAATTCAAGTTCTGACACTCATCAATAATAATGATAGCATTATCAAAGGTAGTACCACGTATAAAACTAGTAGACCAGAAAGAAATAGTATCCTGCGACTTTAGATTCTCATAGAGCATCTCGTATGCATTATCATCTGGCATCTGGAACATGCTCTGTACCATCTTTTTATATGGTACTTGATATAAGAATGACTTATCATCAGCATCACCAGGTAAGAAACCAATCTCTCTAGAGGGTACAAGAGAGCGTACAACATAGATCTTCTCGTAAGGAGTGCTATCACCAAGTACATCACACAACGCCTTGTAGAGGGCAATGAATGTCTTACCTGTACCTGCTACACCATATGCATAAAGCATCTGGCCTTTATCCCACTCTTCAAAGAAGATTTTCTGATTATCAGTGATAGGTTCAACAGGAAACATTAGTTCCTGATTGATTGGCTTACGTCTTTTCTTTTGCTTGGCAGTCATACCTGCTCCTGGTGCTTTAGTAACTTTCTTTTTTGCTGGCATATTAACCCCACTTCTCCGCAATAGATGTGTTAGTTGGTGCTTTAGGTAGTATTTTATTTTTCATAATGTCTGACCAACCAGGATGTGTCTTACTCATCTTATGTTGCCAGTCTCCTACTTCAGTAGAATAGTTTCCAACTCCTGCCATCCAATCCTTATCCCAGTCTGGATTATCTTTTCTCCACTGGTCGTACTCTTTCATTGTCATGGAGAGTTCTTTAGTCTCTCCAGTATCTTTATTTTTTACTGGGTATGTTGGCATAATTGTATAGAGTAGTAATAATATTTAGATTTACGCTAAGGTTTCCGCTTATCCTATCCACTTTGGTATGTAAACGAATACTAGCACACAACCCCAGAATGTGACAAGAGCAACGATGTCCGTCAATCTCTGAGTACCTGCTAGTATGAGTCCTAGAACAACTCCAGCAACCCAGACCCAATCCAATGTTGAATGAAATTTCTTCCACCCATCACCAAAATCTTTAACGATCTCTTCCCTCAACTGAGCAAAGAATTTAGATTGATGTCGTAGAATAACGAACCCCTCATTAACAACCATGATAAAGAATCCTATCCAGAATATCATAACCACTCCAGTGCCTTAGCACAAACAGGGAACTGTTCTATAAGTATATCTTTACACGCATTAGCAATATCCATGTGCTCCTTCTGAGTACCGTGGCCAGTGCGTAGGTCTACGTAATGAACCCACGAACGTACACTACCAGTCATATAAATTCTGGTTGGTGATGCTAATGGGAGAACAAATCTCGCACATTCCTTCGCAACACCCTCACGTATAAGTTCATTGTATAAATCCAACGCTTCATAGAAGTGCCTACCGATCTGGTTCTTGAGCCTCTTCTGTTGTTCTTCTGGTATGTCATCTATACTATTCTGACGATTCTTATCATCCTGACTGCGAAGTTCTGGTATAGGTATCCCCATCTTCAACCAATTCACATCAGCATAACGCTGAGAGAACTCTTGAAATGTAAATGATCTATGTCTTAGTATCTGTGCTGCGAGGCCACGAGTGGTCTCGATTTCCACAGTCATAAATGCTTGTTCAAAGACGGACCAATGACCGTGCTTGATACAATAACTTAGTAAACCAGCGACGTTTGGGTTGTCTTGGTTCTTTGGGTTGCTCACCCTCGCTACGTACCCCATGTGCTTCTCTGCTTCTGGAGTCACGCTCACTAACTTCACGTTCATGTTGTTTCTCTTCACGTTTTATACGTTTACGTACCATTTTAGCATACTTTACCTCTTCTTTGGTATAAAGGAGGGGATTTTGTTTTGCTATCTTAATAATTTTCTTTGCTGCCTTCTTGTCCTTCATATTTGCCGTAGTATGCCTTGAAGTAACCTACGATTCCATTAGATGTAACTTGTTTACTACACCAATCATCTGCACACTCGTAAATATATTTCGAGCGATGGTTGGGAAAATTGTTCAACAATAATTTGAGAACGTGCTCTCTTAATTTAAGAAGCTCTTCTCCTTCTAACTTCTGTGACATAACTGAGTAATGTTACTTAATATTTATGATAGCACAGGTGAACGACTTTTGCAACAAAAAAATCCAGGAAAAAAATTTCCTGGATTCATGGAATCACATTGTGATTTTTGATTCAGCTGCAAGGAACTGCTTTAGTTACCTTGTGACCACGATACATTAGATCATGGTTTCTGTGCTGGTTGTGCTCCTCTATTAGAGCCTTACGATACTCTTCAGTATCGTACTCTTGTCCACGATAAGTGACTTTTGCCATTGGCTTTTCCTCTGGTTGGGGTGATTAACCCGTTCCTTCAGTCGGCATGTGCGTCCCCGAAGGGATGAACGTATCCGTTCCGTGTCGGCTTACTTGCGGTCCTAATAGGACTGAACGTATATGTGTATAATAACACACTCTTCAATATTTAGTCAAGTAAAATAGTATAAATGACTACAATTTAATATTAACTTAAGAATCTATCTCGTATCCCTGCTGCGGATCTGTTGTGAGTACACAATTTTTGTACCCATATTCTTTCTGCAAGAGATACTTCTCTATCTAATTTCATGCGACATACTATCTCCACCAATCTTAATCTATATTCCTTAGATAACATCAGTTATTAGAGAGATAAAACTTATCTACACCTGTCTTACAAACTCTAGCTGGTTTAGAATCATAAACCTGTGGCTCTTCTGCATTCAATAGTCTACAGAATTCAAAAGCATCGTGATACTTTTTAAACCTAAACACATCATCATATACTTTAGCAGACACTAAGACACCATCACTGTTACGTCTCTTCATAACATTCCATTTAGTTATGTCTTCGATTTTACAGTAGTGAATTGCCCACATACCATATGGATGTGAATCCATTATCCTTCCTCCGATGCTGATGGTTTTTTACGTTTCTTCCTTTTAGGTTTCACGGGTTCATTAGGATTGCTCCAAAGTTTTGGCCTTACCATGCCTTCACTTTGCCTCAACCAATTGAATCCCTTCTTATACTTATCATAGTAATGATCAAAAACATCTGCGGCCTTATCACCAACAGCAATATCATGATGAATCTTACCCTCTTGTTCATACTGAATAACGTATGCAGAGTAAGGTAGATCTTTTTTATTCACTACCTTAACATCACACTTCTCATGGACAACTGTAATAGTCAACTTCTATTCCCCCATTGGATTGATGGATATGCTTCTTCAACACACTGTCTTGTAATCTTCCAACGCTTGCCGATCTTTCTATCTTTTACAAGACATAGAACTTCAGCTTCACCTTTATGAAGTCCCTCTAACATCTGAATGAATAGAGTTTCACGACGTGTCTGACTTATGTTAGCACCACCTTTAAAGAATAGATAGAGTTTACGATACTCTTGAATGAGTTTAGTATGCTCTGTTTCTTCTGGTGCATCATTCTCCTTATACGGAACATCACCTGGTGGAAGCATAGAGATAACACTTTCATCAAAGTTGGCAATAAGAATTGCCCTCAATGCTGGAGAGTTCATCTCCTGTAAAAGTTTGATCTTCTGCGCTTTCGTTTTCGCATTGCTTACTTTTTGTAAGATTTCATTCATTAATAATTGCATGTCTCATAAGATAATATAACTTTATTTATTCCTCTTCTATCTCATCCTCATCTATGAAGCGGACAGAGAGTAACTCTTCGTTGATCCAGCGACCATCTTCATCATACATCTCAGGATGTAATGACTCTGCTTGTGCTGCTTGAACATAGATATGTTCATTGAATGCTTGTCTTCCTAACCAACCAACTACACCTCCTACTAATAAAACTAGAACAGATGTAATTGCTGAGAAGTAAATGATCTCTGGTGTCATGGTTCAACCTCAATATTATTTCTTGGGTTCCCACCTCAATTCAAAGTTAAGATAAAACTTTCTTTTAAGAAGGGAGAATGTTTTTTTAATGTTGAAACCTTTCTTTTTAGGTTCTGGTTTCTTTACCTTCTTATCAGCCCTCCTGAGCATGAGCTCAACACCTTTATTTATTTTAAGTTCAGTCATTTCTTTTTGCTAGAGACCAAACCTAATTTTAAAAATAACTTAGCGAGTTCAATCAATCCACCTACAAATTCACCATCAACAATAACAACAGGATATGCTCTTGCTTGAGGCCATTCTTCATGGAATGTAGCTACATCATAATCAATCCCAACCTTTCTCTCTATGTAATCTGTTATGTTTGCTCTCTGTAAGAGTTCTCTTACCTTAGAACACCATTCACAACCTGTAGTTGTATAAATTATAATTTCCATGATTTAAAGTGATTTCAATTGTGTAAG